GTGACAGAAAACTTTAGGAAGTATCAGGATGATATAATGGTGTTCATCACGGCTGTACTTGCCTTGGTGATAGTGTATGGGTACGAGCTAACTCATTTTACTATGTCTGCTGATGAGGAATTCTATGACAACTATGAGCAGACTATTGCGCTTGGCCGCTGGGGTCATGCGCTAATAAGAAAGTTTATATTGCCTGAACCTTACGCTCCATTTTTCACAACATTGTTGTCAATACTTTTCATGGCACTTTCTGTAGTAGTTGTAGCAAGAACAATGAAATTACTACCGAAAGAATCTGTTGTACTGGCTTTATTTTTTGTTGCTATGCCGCAGTTTGCATACCAAATGCAGTTTAGCAATCAGTCTGATACAGTGTCGCTTGGTATTCTTTCTTCATGCCTTGCTACATATTTATTCATTTGCAGGCCATTAAAAAATACATACTCAATCATATATACGCATTTTTTCTGCTCATACTTTCCCTGTCGATATATCAGTCGATAATCATTATACCTTTAGCTGTGACTATTGCTTCATATTTAATCTCTATTGATAAGATCAGCATCAGCAATACAATTAAAAGCTTATCACTTCTTCTTGTGCTTATAGTTCTATCGTCCATTGCATATGAACTTATATCAACGTTATTTCCAAAATCAAGTGATGCAGGTTTTAACAGCTATTACTCTTCACAAATAAAGTGGGTTCATCAGGGCTTATATAAATGCCTTGATGATGTTTATAATTCTGAAAAATCTTTCTTTGATGGCAAGTCACCTTATGCATTAAATTACTACATGCTGGCATTACTATCTTTACCATGCATTCTGGTTTCGGGAGTTTTCAGGCAGAAATCATTACGCATAATACTAGCTGTAGCGCTTCTCTTTCTGCCGTTTTCATTCAACCTGGCTTTGGGCGGTTATCAGCCTGCCAGGGTGCTGGTTGCGATGTCTTTCTCTTTCTCTTTCTCTTTGCTGGCTTTAGTGGTTTTAAGGTCTTTTGATAAAACTAAGGTAATGGTGGGGCTGGGGTTGATTTTGGTCCTGTGCTCAAGCGCTAATGTCAGCAGGATGTTCTACTCTGACTATATGTCTCAACAGGCGGATATCGCACTGGCAAACAAAATCATGAATGACATTCATTTATTGTATCCATCTTATGTTGATGGAGTTACCCCAATTTACTTTTTTGGTGGGCTATACAGAAAGGATGCCTGGTTCATTGATAACGCTGAAACTTTTGGCGTATCATTTTTTACATGGGGCGGTGGAGACAATAAAAGAATCAGGAATTTCATGGCAGTAAACAGCATTGCCAGGATAAAAACTGAATCTGATGTTAATGCTATCCGCTCTATATTCAAGGCGATGCAGAATGCCCCAGCCTATCCCTCTACAAGTGCTATAAAAATGGTGGACGGCGTTATGGCGGTTAAGCTTGGTGACCCTTGGACTGCTGCACCATAAGCAAAAGCCGCCAGAAATGGCGGCCATTCCCTGATAATTTAACACTCTTCATTCAGCCGGCTTAGAGGGTAGATTCATTTCCGGATCACCCTGTTCGGCATCCAGTATCGCTCTCAGTTTTCCCCTGTACTCCAACCATTCACTGGTCGGCTGCTTACCCTGTGAGAAAAAATTCATCAAGACGGTATCCGAGTCCCTTAAAGCCGTTGAAGCCCTGCCCTGTAGCGCGTTCCATTTGGGCAATTGCAGGTAAGCTAAATATCTCTTGTCTGTTTCTTCCACTTCCCCGTAGTTTTCATAAACGCCTTCATCCTGGGGGGAGGCAAAAGTAGATATAATTTTGCTTTTTGAACTGTCTGAAAACTGCACGTAAGCCATCTTTTTCCCCTGTCAGAATGTATAAGACGTTAAATATGCATAAGCTGATGCCAGAGTATCTCCTGAATCACCTTTCGTTATTGACCAGTAAAGCGTTTGCGAATTAACCACAACCAGATTAGAAAACGGTGCCTGTAAGCTGTTATAACTGGAGTTTGTACCAGACACTATTTGCTTCATTCCGTTATCAACGTTGGGCAAAGACTGTAACCGAAGCGTCGGCCTGATCGAATTGCCTGATGTGACAAACAATATCCCGTCAATGGTTTTGCAGTTCTTCGGAACGATCGAGCTGAGACTGACCGCCGTGGGTGTGTTTATAAAAGATGTGGTCGATGCAATCTGAGTAGTGGGTAGTAAGACATTCCTGCCCAGCTGATAGAGAACAATGATTTTCCCATTCGAATCCGTCGGTACGACGCTCAGCAGGGCGGACGCCGTATATCCTGACGGCATGTTTGAGCCGCCATAGCCCTCCGGCAGAACTGCTGATGTAGCATTGACGGCCATTAACGCTGAGGTAGCGGTAGTCGGGTTAAAAATCGCGTACAGCCCGACGAATCCACTAACCGGGGCTGAGCCAGTATCCATACCGCCTGCGCCAGTTGTTGACAGGTTAATGGTCTTACTGAATGAGCCAATTCGGTACTGACTTCCCCCAAGCGCTGTCTCTACGATAATCTCATCAGCGGTAATGGTTGCTGTGGCTGAAGCTGCGGTGACGTTCATTGCGAGATTGCGCGTGCTACCGACAATTCCGCTCAGTGTTGCCGGGACCTGTGAAGGTGCAACATAAAGCTTATTCAGCGCCGCCAGCAGTTGCGCGCTGTTTTTGGGCTCGGTCGCCACTCCTGCTGCGGTAAGAACGTTAACAAGCTCGTCCTGTACCGCATTAAACCAGCCTGCCATCATGCGTGTTGGCGCCACACCGCCTGCCACGTTCCCGTCTGTCCAGTGCCCGTCAGCCGTCGCTGTCGGCGTTAAATCACCAATTTTAAGCATGAAAAACCCTTACCTTGCGGCAGTAATTAATGAGAAGAAAAGCGCCTAACCGGCGTAGTTAAACAGGAGAATCAGGTGTGAGGGCGCGAGTTTGTTCAGCTGGCACTCAAGCTGTTTGTTTCCCCAGGAACGTAGCGGATCGCCGCAGTAGCTGATGCCGGCTTGGCCATATTTCATGGTGGTCTGCGGGGCATTGACACGCCACACAAAAGGCCAGTCGTCACCGTTCAGCGGATCACCGCACACCGACAGCCCGCTCAGAGCCGGACGAAAAAGCGTGATGGTGACCGTATAACCGAGGGTAGCAGCCATCTGCACAAAATACCCCGGCGACAGGCCGCCCGTACTGGTCAGTTTAGAGACCACAGCGGCCTGACGATCGCCGATGCTGTTTATCTCACTGATCGCACAGTCGTCAGGCAGACCCAGCGATGCCTCCCACTCCGGCAACATGACCGTTGCGGTCGGGGGGAAGGACCCTGAAAGTAAAAGCTCGCCGGTGCTGTCGGTCACCTCATAACGCCGCCCCACGGCGCGCAGCGTTTTGAAATGCACGCTGTTAATATCACGTGGCCAGGCCCTGCCGGGGGGAAGAAGCTGGCTCAGTGCGCCGGCATAGTCATCTGCGCTGTACTGGCTCATGTGTAGGTCACCTTACCTCTGACGGGTAATTCCCCCGTAGCGAGAACAATGTTGGCGGCGGGCTGCACCAGAACATAACCCGTGGTCCCGTCCACGTCGCCTATCGCCTTGTTAAGGTCTGACAGGTAGATTTTTCCGGTCCCGTCCGGGTTACCCCCTTCAAAAAACACGCCGTCGATCGCCGCCACGATGGCGGCCACCGTGGTGCTGCCGGCCTGACTTATGCCGTTTATCACAAAATCGACCGTCTTCTTTATCGGGGAACAGACCCACACAACCGCCGTATCGCTCTGCAGCGGAAAGATATGGTCTGCCACCCTTCCCTGATCGCCGCTGGCTTTCACCGCATAATAAGGCTCAAGCGAAGAGACCCCGTCGCTGCCCGTCGGAAAACCCCCGCTTGCGCTCGCATTATCGGTCATGATGTAAATCCCAACGGTACCCGCGCCCATGATGCGTCGCTTCACCCAGGCACGCGTAATCCCGGCCACTTCCAGCGCCCAGGATTTGTAGTCCGCATCACTGCCGCCCTGAGGCGGGTTCTGATATGCCAGCAGCACGCGCTGGCGAAAGTCCTCTTCGTCTTCGATGTCCGCGCCGCCGGTCGCAGCCGTGGCCAGTGTGCCGCTGCTCTGAAGCCCCGGTACGTTAACACCAAGCGTGAGCACGGTACCGGCCACCGCATTCCCTTTCGCACCACCGCCGGTGATATCGGCTGCGGGGTCGGACAGCAGCGCCGTGACCGGACCGCTGCCGCTGCCGGTGGCATCAGGTGTAATATCGGTCGTGGTTCTGTACTGAACGCCGTCGCTGCGGTTAAGCAGGCTGCCCGCGGGCAGTGTCGTGTTCACTGAGCCCTGTATGGTAAAGGCCGGGGACGTGGCCGCGCTGGCCGCTTTACGGTACACCTTTTTCATGGCGCCCCAGCCGGCCAGATACTCATCGGTTGAGGTAAACGGATTGGTCTGCAGCGCGATGTAATCAAGATAGGCATTATGCAGGTGTGCCATCCCCGCATCGGCATCGGCGAGCACGGCAAGGTTGCTGTTTTTAAGGACAGTCCCGGTGCCCTCAAGCTCTGTTTCAAGGTAAAGCCGGTTCTGCTGACGCAGTTCGGTCAGGGTCGGACGTTTAAACGGCATAGCGGATCTGCTCCCAGAGCCAGTAAAATTTCATTGCCACCGGACGCGACGCCCCCGGCTGCTGCAGGGTCAGTATCAGGTCCAGCCGTGAGGGCCAGATGATTTGAGCACTTGCACCCAGATCACTGACAATGCCGTCGTCACGCAGCCAGGCCAGCGACTCCATCGCGTACTCTTCTGCCCTGAGGGCAACCTCCCGGCTGAGAACCTGTCTGTCGAGTATCCACAGACGGGACCCCATGGGATCGGCGCTGCCGGTATCGCCCCACCAGCCGCGCTGGTCGCTGCCTTCGTAGTCATCATCGTCGCGCGCCATCCTGTCGCTGAAAAGGCTGAGGATAACCGCCGTGCGCAGACCGTGACCGGTTTCCAGCATCCCGCCGGCGACTGACCAGTCCGCCCTCATCTCTGCCACATTCCAGGTGTCCGCAATATCACTCACGATGCCGGTTCTCCCGTATTCTCCGTGCTGAGCGTGCTGCTGCCGCCCTGCACGTTTTTGATCTGATGGCTGTGGTCGTTATATTTATCCCGCAGCGCCTTAACCGACACGCTGTTAGTGTCGCAGTTATCAATAACGTCGCCCGTGACATACAACACCGGCGTATTGAGGCGTACGGAGTCCGTCGCGGTGGCGGTCAGTTTGCGGGCGTTGCTGACCGTAACGTCCTGCCCTTTGGCCTCAATCTCGATCCCCTGCTCATTGAGGCGCACAAACAACCCCCACTGGTTATACATCGCGGACTCACCGGGATTAAGGCCGACCAGCCGGTATGTCTGGTGACTGGTGGCAATGACCACGGGATTTGACCGATCCCCACCCAGAAAACCAAGAATCACGTCGGTGCCTACTGGCAGGCCCGAGGTAAAGCCGAATTCCGCCATGCGCGTGGCGCTGGCGGCCTCCAGTGGGGTCTGGTACTGCACCTTCTGTACGACGCCCGAGTCATCAAGTCCGGTAATGCGACCAATGCCCAGCAGGCCGGCGATCCGCGTTGAAAGCTTACGAACGACATCATTTAAAGCGTTCATTGGTTTAGCTCCAGAAGTTGCTGATAGAAGGCATAGGGCTGAACGGTGAAGGCGGCGGGGGGCATCAGGGAAAGCTGGGCGTGGGTGCCTTCGCTGTTACGCAGATACGACACCTCCGCCAGCAGCCACTCCTCATTCTCCAGCCCGAACGCCGGGATATTGATGGGGACGAGCGTGTTGGGCTCCCACAGCTTACCCGCGCTGTCGCGCCAGTTGTCCACAATGACGTTAAGCTGTTTTGAGCGACCGTAGCGGCGGTTCATTTCCCAGTCGATACAGCGCTGGGAGAGTGCCTGCGCCGTCATGGTGGATTCCACAATCACGATGCGCTTGCGATAGCGCATGCTGGCGGCTTCCGGATCGCGCGCCGTGGCAAGCGTGACCGCGCCGTAACTCGCCGACGGCGAAATCTCGGCCGTGGGCGTCATGCTCATGGAAACGCCGACGTAGTCAGAAAAGCGCTCATCCATGGACGCCCGAAAGTAGGCGTCCTCGATGTTTACCCCCTGCGCCACACCGCTGGCGGCACGCCGGGTACCTACGCGCGTCAGCAGCAGGCTGCCGTCAGGCTGATCAAAATAGAGCAGCGCGGACCACCGGCTGATGCGGTCGATAATCTCCTGCGGTGACTCGCCCCAGTTGAGGGTAAACTGCGGCACGCGCGCCAGATCGGAAACGTCAGAGTGAACGCTGATGCCGTAGGGCTGCGCCAGGCGTGAAGCTATCTGCAGCGCATCGGATTCATTGATCACGTTATTGGGCCATTCTGCGGAGCAGTCCACCAAGTCCTGGCACTTACTGCGCCCCGTCGCCCGCACCTCATGACGCCGCGCGGAGATCATCGGGCTCCACTGGTCAACGTAGCCGGTCATGACCAGATCATCGTCCAGACGAACCTCGCAAGGCTCCCCTTCCCTGACCAGCTGTTTCTCACTGCTGCCGGGGAAGTAGTCCATCAGGCCGAGATCGAAATCCGAGGGAAGCCGCTCGATGCCACGCGTCACCCGCACGTCGTCCCAGCCCTGAATATTTTTTCCCCCGACGGTCAGAATAAGTTCATCTTTCACTGGGGTTTCCTCGCCATAAAGCGTAAAGGCATAAAAGCCGGGTGACGCACGCCGGTCTCCTGAATCAGTTCATCGCTGCGGGACGCATCCTGATAAAGGCGCGTGGCCAGCACCAGCGACGGCATCACCGCAGGGACGGACACCTGCATCACGTCTTCGCCGGTGGCACCTTTCAGCGCCATCGCGTCCACAAAAGCCTGCCTGAGTGCCAGAAGCGCGTTGTAACTGTCGTCGTCGCCCCGGTCACCGGCCATCACCAGCGCAGCGTCGAGCTGATCACACACGCTCTCTTTGATTGCCGATGCATCGCCTGTCCCCGCCGGATTCGCTTCTGCACCGGCAACCGCCATCGCCCCCGAGCAGAGCACGAGGATAAGCAGTGTGGCGCTGGCCGCCACGGAAGCGTTTTCAGGCGTGGCGTAATACTGCCCGCTGTCTGCCGTTGCCAGCTTTTCCAGCGCCCGGATACGCTCTTCGGCACCACCGGGGCTGTTGAGTATCGCCAGCACAATGGCCTGAACCCGTGAGGCAAAATCGTCCATGGACGTGAACGCCGGAAGCGCTGAGGCCAGTTGCATGATGCTGTCACGGGCCGCCACGCTTTTGGCCATGGTGATATCTACCAGCTGCGCGGTATCCGCGGTGTCATCCACATCTGTGGTGCCGGTGGCCCCGGACGCACTGCCGCCCACGGTTCCCCGGCTGTACCGTCCGTACCGGGTGCTCCCGAACGTTGAACGCAGCGTGCTGCTGAGGTTGGTGACTTCGCTGACGGTGTCCATCACCATGCCCTGCCAGAATGAGGCAACCCCGCGCACTGTTTTGATCGCCTGGGAAACGCTCCGGATCTCCCCTTTGACCTGCGCCAGAAAGGAGGCCGCGGTGGTGCTGGCCAGTTTCAGCCAGTTTGTGCTCACCACATCCCCCGCCTGGGTGCTGCCCGTAACGGAAAAAACACGAAGTCCCGACTCGATAACGGTCAGCGTGAACTCAAAGACGCGGGCCGCATCCATGCTTTCAGTAACTCTTAGGCCGCCTTCCGGCACGCTCACCGTCAGCTCACCCAGCGTCGGGTGAATAAGCGTGCCAGAACCGCTGGTTTCGCAGGCCGCAATCAGCGCCTGACGCTGGCTCAGCACGTCGCCCGCCTGGTAGCGCAGGCTGTCCTGCACCAGAAAACCCCGGATCGCTATTTTCCTGACGTCGCGGCCCATGTCCTCCACCCAGACCGTGTCGCGGTACGGATATTCATGCACGGCCTGACGTCGCCCAAAAACCCCCTCACCCTCATAAACGCCGAACGGCACGCCGCGAAAGCTTGCCGGTCGCAGGTGTGCCTGCCAGTCCCAGCCATCGCCGCTCCCGGTAAGGCCGGAAAGCAGGTTTTGTATGATTGCCATAGAGTTGAAATCCGGTTGTTATCAGGGCCAGGACATGGATGTCGCAACGCGACCGCCCTGAGTAATGAGCTGTTTACGTTCGCCGGTCTTATCGTTAATGAGCGTCAGTTCGACGGCGACTTTATTCTCCTGACCGGCGGCGCCTGGCTGTCCACCGCTGCCCGCAGAGGAAACGGGAGAGGAAAGCGTGCCGCCTGACGTCTGTGCATCGGCCTGCCGCTGCGCCTGTAAGGTCTGCGGATCCCGCAGTCCCTTCCAGCGGTCATCGTTGATGGACGTGTGAATGGCCTGATTAATCTCATTATCGGTATAAGGCTGCGCACCGTTTTCATGAGAAATAATGGCGCTCATCACCCGGCGAAGCGTGGCCGGATCGTGCAGGTTGATACGCTCACACGGGTCAAAGCCGGTTTTTTTCGCCACATCATCGATATAATTCTGGGTTTTGTTCTCCGTCGCGGGAGCATAGGTATGAATGATGCCGTTAAGGGTGTTATTCCCCCGGTCACCATACAGCTGAAGCTGGCGCGACAGCGCCGCCATCCCGTCATGTGGTGTGGGGAAGCGAACAAATCCACCGTCATTTCCGCTACTGTTGGGGGCGTCACGCAGGTTGCCCGGATTGTTGTTTCGGATACCGCGGGCGTTACCCCCCGTGCCCGGGCCGGTATAGGCGGCGGGAACCATAGCAGAGGGTGCTTTAAGTGCAGCGGCAATATCGCCCTGCAGCACACTTGCCTGATCGCCCAGGCCGTAACGTTCCCGCAGATCACGTCGCTGTTTGTCCGTGATCTGACCCGTGATGAGATTCACCTGCTCATCGGCGGGCAGCGAATTCAGGTATTTTTTATCGTCTCTGGCCCGGCGTACCCAGTCGCCCTCGCTGCCCCGAAGATTACCCAGAGCCTCATTCAGCGCCACCGGATCGCCGGGATTCTGCATCAGACGCCCGACGCCCCGCAGGCCGTCATTAACCGAGCCGTCGGAAAGCAGACCGCCCGCCACCTTCTGGCGGACCCGGTTTTTAAAGCCGTCCCAGGCCGCACTCAGGCCAGTCAGGTTGCGGTTCAGCTCCACCAGTTGCGTGTTAACTTTGGGATCAACGGTAAGGCCCAGTTCATCAGCACGGGTGAGGTAAGCTTTCAGCTTCACCCCTTCACGTAACAACGCCAGGCCACTGGCATCAAGACCTAACGCGTCTGCGACCGTTTTCTGGCGATCCGGCGTCAGCGACGGGAACACCTGCGCCAGCTGTTCAAACGTGCGCATGACGTCGGCGGTGCCGTCTTTGTTTTTAACAATCTGCACGCCCATTTGGCTGAGCACAGACAGCACGCTGCCGTTACGCCCCTGCAGGGCATCGTTGAAGGTTTTGTACATGCCCTCAACCGACGCGCGCGCACCGTCGCTGTCAGCACCCAGAATCTGCATGGCCCCGGACAGGCGTGTAAAATCATCAACCCGCATACCGCTGTTTTTTGCCGCTACATCCAGGCTGTAGGCGTTGTCAGCAGCCTCTTTCATATTACCGGCCAGCGCCTGCGCGCCTCTGGCGAGACCATACGCGGCCACGCCCGCGACGCCCATTCTCCCGGCAATGCCCCCGAACCGTCCGGCCAGTTCCCCCACCATTTTGAGCGGCGGCACCATGTCGCCGATAAACTGTACGTTGTCCCGTGCGGCCTGCGACATCCCCTGCAGGTAGCGGGTGAAGGTACTGAGCTCGCCCGCCGACTCCTGTCCGCCGAGTTTCAGCGCATCGCGGGTTTTATCCAGCTCCGGTTCAAGTTTGCGTACGGCCTCTTCAATACGCGCGATGGCGGCGCTCGCCTCGTCATTACCGGCGAGCGTGAAGTCAAACACGTTAGCCATCGTCGTCGCCCCCTTTTCTCAGATGATTGATGCGCACCGCCTGGGCGTGCCACCAGGACAGGCGCTGCAGGCTCATTGCCCAGGCGCTGTCCGGCGGCCATCGGTAGTAAAACGTCACCTCAGCGGCTAAGCGCTGCCATCGCCCGAGGGCTTCCAGCTCAAAAAACTGAGCAGGTACTCCTCACACTTGCGGTAATCGATAAAATCCATGCCGGACAGAACCGACTCCGGTACGCCGCTGGTAAGGGACAGCAGCAGACGCATGGCGGGAAGCGATCCGCGTTTTGCCTGCGCATCGTAAAACTGCTCCACCTGAGACAGCACTGGCGCTTTTAGCGGCAGGCTTTCCCAGGTCTGTTTCAGCGCATCGGAACTGAGCGGGACGCTCAGCGGGATAACGGTGCTTTTTTCAAGTTCTGCCATCTCAGTTCTCCGTCACGTCAGCGCCTTCCCAGCGCACATCAAATACGGCTTCTTCACTGTCCACTTCCTGGGTGTTGACCGTCCAGAGTGCGCGCCCGATGATGGTTTTCCCGTTCGCCAGTTCGGCGATCACGTTGACATTTGTCTGACTGTTGAAGGCAGACACAGACAGGCCACCGGCATCACGCACCTGGCAGGAGATGAACCCAGGCACCGGCTTTTCTTTATACCCGTGCACGGTATCCATGCCGCTCAGCGTGGTGCGCTCCATTTTTGACGGACGGTATTTAAACTGGCCGGCCACCATGATGGTGATCCCGTCGACGGTGACGTAGGCCAGACCGGCGAGCCGGTTTGAGGTATTTCCTGCCATGATGACTCCTTAACTGGCCTGCAGGCGGAACTGGTTAAGCAGCGCGAAGATGCGCAGCTGGTTCATCAGCGTGCCGTCCCAGAGGACATCCACGCGGTTCGGGTTTTTCGCGTTCAGATCAACGATGAGACCGCTGGCAAAACCTTCCGCGTCCTGGGCGTAGCCGTTCCAGACCAGCGTCTGGTACTCGGCAATCTGGTCGGCACGGATGACGTTGGGCGTCACGATCGGCAGGCCCGGCGCAAAGCGCGTCCCGTTGGCGGCAAGCTGCATGCGCCCGAACTTGCTGGTGATCTGGGTGCGCAGATAGCGGGTAATGAACATCAGCTGAAACAGCGTCTCCACCTGCAGATAGCTGTCATCGGCATCGCCGTAGGCATTTTTCTGGTAGGTGGTGATGATGTTTTCCACCTGCACGGTGCCGTCATCGGCAACCGTAAAGGTTGAAATCCCGCTGAACAGCAGGTTGTTGCGCTCCGGCAGGTCAAAACGGTCTTCCAGCGCCGGGGCCAGTACCCCGCTGACCGGCAGGGTCTGGGTCGGCCTTCCGGGTGTGTTGCGAAGGCTCGGGGCGATCGCCGCGGTATAGGCCGCCGCCCAGACGTAAGCGGGCGTGGGCGAGCGGTAAACGCCCAGCAGCGATTCATGCTGGTTGTTCCGCGCGGCACCAGTTGTACCAAGCTGGCCGTAAGTGCCGTTGACCACGCTGAACGCGTGACCGTAGAGCTGCTTGTCCCAGGCCCAGCGGCCCGTGGCGTCCGACAGAAACGCCTTGAGCACGTCAAGCGATGCCGTGTCGGTATAGGGGCTGACGATAAAATCAAAGGTCCGGTCCTGAAGGCTGGCCAGCGCCGCGGTCATGTCCGGCGCACCCGCCCCGCCGGACATCGGGGTCAGGGTGAACGTCAGACCGGCAGGCGTGGTTTCGCTGCCGGTTCGCCCCAGATAGTTCATGCGGATGTCGATGCCGTTGCCGTGCGCACCGCAGTTTTTTGCGGTCAGCGTGACGGTATCCGTTGCCCCTGCCGTAACCTGCGCCGTCACCGGCATCGCAGTGGTGCCGTTAATGGCTGCGCTCAGAGCAGACGCCATGGTGACCACCGTGTCGGTGGCGAGTACCGTCACCTGAACCCGCAGCCCGGCGATGTACATCGAAATGACGCCGGTGGCGCTGGGTGGGGTGAGAAACTTCAGCGAACCGCTGGCGGCAGTCATGCTGCCCTGTGCATCCGCGAGCGGCAGGATCCAGATTTCCGCAGCGGTATCGTTGGCCTGATACGCGGTCATCATGCCGTGGAGCATGCTCCCCTTGCCGCAGAGCCCCGCCACCAGGGTGTCGGAGGAAACCTGCTGGGGAATGCCCGGCGTCGCGGTGGCGGTGTCAAGCTGCTGGCCGATGATGAGCGTACGCTGAACGGCGGTGGCGGTATTGGCGCGCGAACTATCGAACTCAACATAAAACAGCGGGGTCCTGAGCTGATCAGGAATACGGCTGAAAGCAACCATTACTGTTCTCCTGCGTTTTTGCTGCTGTCAGATGCGGGTACCGCGGCGGGTGCGGCGGTCACGGGCTTCTGACTGTCTTTGACGCGAACCACATCACCGTCTCGCAGACGGCGGGTCCAGAAGATGTTTTCCGGTACGTCTTCGCCGGATTCGGGCAACACCGTGCCCCTGACGGGGCAGCGGACAAGCCTGCCATCAGCGGGTTTTACTAACATGTGGTTACTCCTGAAGGTTAATAATCATACCAGGCTGTGTGGTGCCGTCGGGCATTTTCACGGCGAGGTCAATTCCGGCGAGCGGTGCGGTGGTGACCGGATAGAAGTCTTCGGGCCCCTGGTAATACTCCACGTCAATTTCAACGGTGAGTTCACCGATATGGCCGGATCCCTCACTGCTGACCGCCACGGCAGAGCGTACCTGCTGATACTGCTGTATCTGGCGGGTCAGCTCGTAGCTGTTGATAATGCCGCGCTCAATCTGCTCGCGGAGCGTTTCCAGCGCGATTTCTGACTGCTGCGCGCCGGTGTTACCCTCCTGGGTATCAAAGGCCTGAGTACGGCAGGTGATCCGCACCGTGGTCACCGTGGTGAACTGCGGCGCGTTGCGCCCGAGAGAGTGCTTGACGTCCAGCGGCGTCTGCACCAGCAGCACCGGAAAGTCTTCGTCCATGGTGGGCCAGTCGCGCGGTGAATAGACGCGGTCACCGGCGTCGGTGTTGTTTTTGAGCGCGGCCACCACCAGGCCGCGGATGTCGGCGGCATTCATGCCCTACCCCCTGACTTCGTTAAGAACCAGCTTCGTACCGCCGTGGCTGTCCGGCTGGACGTCCGCAATAACGAAAAGCTGATTGACGGTCCGCCCGCCGGCGACGGCAATATAAAGCTGATCGCCCTGGCGCGGCGGTGACCGGAATTCCGCGTCACGTACGCCCAGCACGGGTTTGGTGGTATTGATGGACGGATCGCCGGCATCCATGGGCTGGACATCCTGCGTGTACGCCCGGTCAAAAATCCCGTTGATGGTGTACGGCTGGCCACGGCCCTTGTTCGGGCGAAACTCCACGGCGTCACCGAAGATGCCGTGAAGCGGGGCCAGCAGATGCTGGTCCCAGTTCACGCTCATGACGCAACACCCGGTGAGCTGACGGACACCGATGCGGCCTCACGCGCCTGCGCCTCGCGGCGAAGCGTGTCAAAGTCAACGACAACGCCCACAGCAATCAGGCGTTTCGCCTCATCCGCAGGCAGGTTCAGCCGGGTGTTCTGACGGTAGGTTTTGCCGTCGTGACGCAGGGTGTGGCCCTTACGCACCACAAAATCCGGTTCTTCTTCATCAGCCCCGTCTTTGTCGTCATCCTCTTCAGCGTCGGTATCCTCGCCAGTGACCTCAGGCGATTTCTGCACGTCAGCGCCGGGCGGCGTGACCGTTGTGGTCTGGTCGCCGGTCATCAGCTCGGGAGGAAGACCGCCGATATCATCCTCGTTTTTTGAATTGTCAGTTTTTGCCATATCACACCACCGTTGCGCACAGGGACGCGTTCACACGACTCGGGATGACCAGCGGCGCGGACTGCATCATCAGCAGGCGCTGGGCAGGATCTTCTTTTACCCAGGTCTTGGGCGCGTAGGCCAGCGGACCGTAGGCGAAAGCCGGATCAAGAATGACGCCGAAGGCGCGGGTCCCCATCAGGTCCGCACCGCTCATGATCACTGCGCCGTCGGGGATCATCGGTTTCTCGGTGTTATCCAGCGGATCAATGAACCAGTCGTTGTACAGCCACAGGTCAAAGTTACCCCAGCGCCCTTTATAAACCGCCCCCTTCATGACCTGCGCACCGGCATTCACCTGGTTGCCGAACGTGCTCAGCGCCGGGAACGTGATGGCGTTGTCCTTGATGGTGGTGTCCAGGCGAAACGCGCGCCACGATTTGTTGGTGAAAATCAGGTCGGTTGGCACGCCGCCCGATTCTTTGAGATAGGTGGTCTGCCACTCTTCAACATCATCAGACGGCTGGGTGTTGGTCTGCCCGAACGGCACCGAAGTCGGCCATTTGTCCGTACCGCTGAGCACAATGGTCAGGTCCGCGGAGCGGCCAAAATCCACCACCTTGGTTTCATAGCCCTCACCCGCGACGGTCACCGTGCCGGAGACCAGCGCACTGGCCGCCATCCACTCCAGGCGGCGGTTGATCATGTCAATCTGATCGGCCATCTCGAACTGCAGGTTCAGCATTTCGCGCTCAGCCGCGGTGTATTCGCCGCCGATGCGCTCACCAATCTGGCGGCGGATAGGCTTGCGCAGATCCGGCGCGCGCTTGTCTTTGATGTAGGCGGGCTTAAACGTGTTGGTCTGGTATTTGCGCTGCTCAACCAGCTTGCCTTCCACCAGCGGCGACACAAACGGGGCCATACGACGTTTACCGATATCGACATCGATCGACACCTCTTCCGTTTCGTAGGTCACCACGTTCGGAAAGAAGCGGTCGAGCAGCCAGTTCTGACTGGTCATCAGGTTGGGAACGACCTGCACCAGGACGTTGGTATCAAAAATATTCATGGTTTCTCTCTGTGAGACGTACCGGCCACTGCCGGTACGGATTCCGGACGCGCGCGACCCTGCCGTGGAAATGGCATAAGGCGCAGTTTAAAAGGGAGTTAGATCAGGAAACCGGGGCCTGAATGCTGTCGCGCAGGAAAATGCCCTGCGGCACCAGCGCGGCTTTCAGGTCATCCAGCAGCAGCACGCTGTTCACGTACCACGTTTTGTCTACAATCAGGCGGTTCTGGTTAAACTCACCCATCAGGTACACGCCGCCGGTCACGTCCGTCAGGGTGCTGTCCACGTTGTCCACCAGAATGGCCGCCGGGACCTGGCTGCCGTCGGTGGCGGTGCGCACGCACGGTACCCACTTGCCCGCGCCGGCGGCAACGGTAAGGGTAAAGGTATCGCCTGCCACAAAGGCATTAGCCCCCGCGGTAAGGGTGAAGCTGACCTGCGTACTGCGATAGGCGCTGCCCACGGTGGCATTACCCAGCACGGCGCCAGTCGGGTCAGTGACCTGGAAGGTGTTGGGATCGGTGGCGGTCACCGTATAGGCACCGGCCACAGCCTGTGAACCCAGAGTGAGACCCGTCAGCGTACCGTTGCCTTTGTTGGCACTGCCCGCCGTCGCGGCGGCTGATTTCTGCGACTGACGCCCCAGCACGGTACCGCGAAGCAGCGGACCCAGTTTTGCAATGGTCACGCTGTCGGTCACAAGCTGCAGCGGACCGCTGACAAGCTGGTCCGGCACGAAGAGTGCGCTGGTCATTCCCGGCGCAAACTGATTCTGTCCAAACTGATCCATTATTTATTACCTCGGGCTGAGTTGTAGAGACCGGTCATTTTCTCCACGACCGCACTGGCGCGGGTTGCCGTGGTTTTCTGACCATCGGGGCCCAGACGCACGTTACCCGCACTGCGCATGCGATCGTCAAGCGAGGCGCGACGCGGCTCAGGTGCGGCGGCGGCCGTTCCGGATGACTTCATGACGCGGATGGCGTCGGCGGAGCTCATGCCGGTGTTAAAGGCCAGCGAGGCCGCCAGCGCCGGGTTTGCGGCGGCGTAAGAACTGTTAAAAATGCGGGCACAGCGCTGACGTTCAGCGGTTCGTGCCTTGCGGCCGTCGCGCTTTTCATCGTCATCACCGTCGTCGTCATCCCCTTCGCTGGCGTCCGGATCACGTTTTTTGTCGTCATCTTCTTCGGCGTCAGGGTCCTTATTATCATCGTCTTCCGCGTCCGGATCGTCGCTGTCGTCATCAGCATCCGGATCGCGGTTGTCGTCATCATCCTGCTCTTCCGCGCGACGGCTGCGGGCCTTTTTGCCCTTTTTCTCCTCGTCGTCGTCATCGTGTTCTTCCGCGGCGCGCGCGGCGGCGGAACGGTTCAGGCCCACCAGGTGAGCAAAGGAAAACGGTTTTTTTGCCATGTCAGGCTCCGGTCAGTTTAAGTAAGTTAAGAAATGCCGCGTCAGGGGTAATCACCTCATCCGCCAGGCCCAGCGCCACGCCGTCAGCCGCCATGAAACAGGCCGCCTCGGTGTCACGCACCACCTTCTCTTTTATGCCGCGGTTTCGCGCAACGGTACCGACAAAGATTTCGCCCATGGCGTTAATGTCGCGCTGGATAGCTGCGGCGGCCTCGTCGGACAGCGTGCGGTAAGGGTTGCTTTCCGCCTTGCGGGAACCGTAGGTGATGATGGTGACCGCCAGCCCCTCCTCCTTGATGCGCTGCGACCAGTCAACGTGCATGGTAATGACGCCCACCGACCCCACGCCGCCCGTGCGGGGAACGCAGATACGATCGGCTGCACTGGCCAGCGCATACGCTGCTGAGTAGGCGTTTTCGGTCAGGATGGCGTGAACGGGCTTTTCACCCCGCGCACGCCAGATTTCATCCGCCAGATCAAAGCAGCCGGCCACCTCGCCACCGGGTGAATCAATGTCGAGGCAGATACCGGCCACCTCAGGATCGGCCATGGCGGTGAGAAAAGCCTGGCGGATGCCGTTATAGCCCGTCATGCCGCTGTAAGGCCGCAGGCTGCCGAGCTTCTGCACCAGCGTGCCCTGTATGCTTATCACCGCTACGCCGCCGACGTTGTCATAACCGGGATCGGCTTTGGTCTGTCGCCGGCGGCGGTAGTCATAATCGTCATCGTCTTCCATCGCCATGCTGGCTTCGATGCGCGTAATGCCAAACCGGTCGGTGAGCGCAGCCATAACGACTTCGGCCTTGCGGGGATGGATAGCCAGCGGCGTGTTGAACAGCCGCTGCGCCAGATGAGGTAAATTCACTTTTCCTCCGGATCGCGAATGGTTTCGGGCGCGAAGACATCGGCCTGCGCCCAGCTCGGCAGCGGCAGCCCGCGCTCGATACAGGCGTCGATTTCCCGCTTGCGCTGGTCCATGATTTCTTCCCAGTCTTCGCCCACGTTTTCTGCCACCTCCAGCTCGAGCGTCGAGATACCCGCATCGAGACCCAGAATGGCGCCTTTTTTCTCGGCAACCGGATCCACCCAGCCCCGTCCCGGTCCCATCCAGCGGGCGCGACAGTAGGCCGCGCGGGCGTCAATGAAGTCCGGCGCATTTCGCGGCAGCGGTAAGTCTTCGGTGTCGTGGATTTCCTCAATAAAGGCGGAGAGAATGGGCTGCGCAAAGCCGGACGAAAAATCATCACGGCGTCGGGTCAGGGTTTTCCAGGCCTCCAGCATCGCCGAGCGCGCTGAACTGTAGTTAACGTCAGACCAGTCCTGCGTCACCTGCTGCGTCGACAGGCCCGTCGCGGCCGCGATGTTGCGCAGCGCCGCGCTTTCGAAGCCCTCAAAGTTACTGGTGGGCCTGGCGGCGTTAACGGTGGTGATGCTTTCACCGGGATACAGCGTTGGCAGCCGCACCCCGTTCTGCAGCGAAATGCGCCGGTCTTTGTGAAACTCTGTCCGCCCGTCCTGATAGGTACCCAGCGCGGTATCGTCATAGTTTTCACCGAGTGCCGACTGCACCATCTCAGGATCATAAGGCGAGGTGACATAGGCCCCGAACACGGCGTTGAGAATGGCCGCCTCAAGCTCTGACTGATCGTACTTGATGAGCATTTTCAGACGCTGCACCACGGGGGTGAGGATGCCGTTGCCGCGATGCTGCGCGGCCCTGTCGTGATCGTAATCGTGCACGACATGGGGACGGCCCCAGGACGTTTCGCGCGGGATCCGCTGCCAGGTCATGGTCTTCGGTCCGCTGAACCAGTCCCCTATGTGCGCCTCACGGATGTGATAGGCAACGGGGGCACCGTCCGCATCAATCTCCACACCGCCGCGAATGTGGGGCATGTCGAAATTCTGCTGCGGGTTGCTAAGACGATCCGGATCGACAATCTGCACCGTGGTGGCGTAACGCCCGCGCCCGTGTCCGAGCCTGTCGGTACGGTACTGCAGGACGGCCAGTGCATCACCGTCCAGCAGCTTGTGCCGGAATCCCAGTCGCAGCATCTGCGACACGGTCTGCTTGCGCTCAGCGTCGCACCACCGTCCTGGGTCATTTGCCCAGGAACGCCAGTGCGCCTCCACCACCTTGCCGTATTCGTCGGCCCAGCTGGCATCAAAGGCCTTGTTCCCGGTCATCATGGCCAGCATGCGGTAGTCCGGCTTGAGGATGGGCCGGAAATTCGCCCCCACCGCATTATCCAGCACGCGGGTGATGCTGCCGCTTGCCCAGCCATCATTTCGTGCGAGGTCACGTACGCGCGACACGATGCGGTCGCGGTAGATGTTGATTTCATTATCCGGCGACCAGAGCGCAGGCTGCCAGTTGGCCAGCTGATCGCTGAAGGAATCCGCCGCGTCATAAGGCACACGGCTGCCGCCCGTCAGCGCAGAAAACGACGGGCGTGAGGGGCGAAGCGGATGACCGTCAGCGCCCAGTATCTGTACTTTTCCGTTCATCAGAATCTGAACCTTACCGGGCGACGCGGACGGGTGACGATGCCAAGCTGAGCCTGAAGAAGCTGGATCAGCGCCAGAAGGTCTGCAAGCGAACTCTGCTGATAGGTCACCGAGCGGGTGCCGTCGCCCTGGGTATAGGAAAACGACACACCCCGGCTGCCGGTAGTCAGATCGATGTAAGCCTGCTGTGCCTTCACCAGTGCGTCCTGCAGCTGCGCAGGCGTCATCGACCCGGCAAGCAGGCTGGTATTACGGTTGAACATGATGATTTTCCTAGGCCAGAAGCTGTGAGATGGATTTTTTTCTGGCCGGCTGTTCAGGCTCAGAAATAACGGCGCCCGGCAGGCGCAGGCTGGTTTTTTCCACCGGCGCGGCGGCCGGCGCGATTAACCTGTCAGGATTTTCCGCGATGCTTGCCGCAAAGGCGTTGAGTCTGAAGCCCATATGAAGCAGGCCACACAACGCCGCGTAGGCATACACCCGGCAGTCGAGCGCCTCGTTCGCCCGCCCCGGCAACTGCTCCCACACGCGGTAGCGCTGACCGCCTGACACTTTCACCACCGACCGCTCAGCCAGCAGCTGACTGAAATACCCCAGATCCCGATCGGCAGGGAAATGCATGTAGCCCGCGGAGGCCTGACCCGGCTCGGGCGGTTCAATGTGCAGGCGCGCACGAATGGCATCCTTTGCCGCGTTGACGCCGATTATCACCGGCCTGAACTGGCTACGGTTGCGTGCAGACGGCGCTTTGGCAGGCCAGACCGGGGAGCGTTTGCCGCCCCGTGCCGACTCACCTTTGATGGCCCAGACGCGCCGCCCCAGACGGGCCTTGGCGAACTCATACACCTTTTGCGTGTGGTGACCGCCGGAGTCCATGCAGGTGCCCATGATGCTGAATCCGCGACCGTCGGCCCGGCGCCAGATTTGTTTCAGATATGCATCCAGCCTGAGCCACGGCTCATCCGTCTCCAGATCGCCCTCGATGACATCAAACGCAACAGACCAGGACTCTTCATTAAGGCCCCAGCCCACCACCTCGATTTCAAAACGGCCATCCTGGGTATCGACCCCGGCCACCAGCACGGCCACGCCGTCAGGCACCTCAGCCGGCCAGACTTCGCCACGCTCAGTGAGCTTACGCTCGCTCAGTGCTTTTTCGCCGCGATCCTCATACACCTCACCCAGCACCAGGTTAATGAAGGTCTGGCGCATGAGCGGGTCATCTTTCACGCGAAGCCACTCCGCCACCAGATATTTCCAGGCGGCGTTGGGAAAGAGGCTGTAACCCGCCCAGATATGGAAACCGGCGTGGCCAGTGAACGGACGGTGCGCCCGCCATTCGCCGCGCTTTACCATACCGGCCTTGTCGTTGTGATGGATGACGCAGCCATGGTGGCGGCACACGTAAAACGCCGTCTCAGGCAGGCCCTCACCGTTCTCGTCCTTGTCCCATTTGATGCCGTAAGGCGTGTCGGGACCGCCCCACTCCAGTACCTGATACTCACCACAGTGCGGGCACGGGACATAGAAATGGCGCTGATCGCTTTCGGCAAACGCTTTTTCAATACGGGACACGCCCTTAACCGTGGGCGTTGAGCCGAGCACTATCTTGCGGTTCCAGAAAGTTTCCGAGCGCTTGATGCCCAGCGCTATCTGGTCACCCTCGGTACCGGCACCGCCGGACGGGTAACCGTCCACCTCATCAAAAAGGATAATGCGGCACGTGATACGACGAAATCCGCCGGGGCTGTTGGCCCCGACCAGCGTCAGGTTGGCACCGTTGAGAAACTGCTTTTTCAGGATGGTCTGGTTACTGTCTTTCGCCTTGCTGTCACCGGTAATGGCGGCCAGCACCGGCGTATCACGCAGCATGGGCGCGATTTCGGTCTTACTGTAGTCTTCAGCATCCTCCACGCGGGGCTGAACGACCAGAATCGGAGACGGATCGTGCTGCAGGTAATACCCGACCACATGGTCGAGTATCTTGGTGTAGCCCACCCTGGCCGATTTCATCACGGAGACCTGGGTCACGTGCGGATCGGTAATGGCGTCCATCATGCCGTCCTGATAACCAAACGAGCGAAACCGCCCGGTCTGGGCGCTGGTCTCTTTTGACAGGACGGCGTAAGTATTGGCCCACTGACTCAGGGACAGCGGCAGAGGGGGACGGATATCACTGCGTCGCGCGGTCAACTCACCGCTGAAGTTATGCCATGCTGCGGAGTTACTGATGCCCTCGTTTATCATTTTCATCCAGGCTTAACTCCTCCATTGCCTCATGAACCACCTCCTGAAGCGCTGCAACAAACTCCGCATCACTGGTGGTTGAGGCAAGCACCCGCAGGCGAGGACCGTGTTCAGGTGCAATGGCAATAAGGCGTGTTCGCATGCGTGAATATTCCTGACCGACAGCGGCGATCATGTCTTTATAGGGGAGAACCTGGCCGGACTTGATGTCGTACTCCAGCTGGGTCAGCAGGGCCAGATAGTTTTCCTTCATCTGGCGCGCTTCATCCAGCGTCATTTCCAGACCGTTTTCGCTGATGATGCGCTCGACGACTTTCGAAGCCGATTCGGCGCGATCCTCGTCACGGGTCTGAGCGGATTTGTTACCCTTCGCGTTGTTACCCTGTCTGTTACCTGACTTGTTACCCTTTTTGTTACCCTGGCTGTTACCTGGTGTTTTTTTTTCGGGTCGGGTAACAGTTTTACGGAAGCGCTCGATCAGGGCGTTTGAGGCATCAACATTTATCTCTTCACCGTCCAGAACCAGCCAGCCACGGGCCTTCCACGTGGTCACCGTCTTCCGGCTGACTCCGTGTAGCTTTGCAAAATCGGACTGATTCATGTGTTACCCTGGCTGTTACCTGTTACCCAAATTTCAAAAGTTCGTAGCTAGCCGGAGAACGCGGCGCGCAATGCCCGTGATATAAAAAGGTCTCAGGAGGGACCCATTCAATTGATAACGGTTATCATCTTCATCAATGATTCATTTTAAAGGTTGGAAGGGATTTCATCGCCTACTCTTCACCACAAGCCTGAGACTTAGGGTTACCGCCTTTCGTTTTCCTCCGGGCATGAAAAAAACCGCCTAAGCGGTTTTTTAATTGATGGATTAGATGCTGTAATAGATTAATTTTTTTCTCTTAGGCCTTTCAACAATTCTCTTTGCTTTTTGATTTTATTTTCTCGATGTATCAGGTGAGCTTTAAAGTCAGATATCTCTACATATTTGATGTGCAAATGTAGTATTGACGATAGTGAAATCCCAAATACTCCACCAACTGAGACAATCGCCTCTTTAAGAAAAATATATTTTGCCTCACCGAGGTAATAAACCACAAACAATAACAATGCAGATACTATATAAAACACCAACCAGCAGTAACACCTGAATAATCTTTTAGATATGTAATAAGCAAGTCTTCTCTGCTCGGAAGCTTTAAGAGATATATTTTCTTTTAATTCATTAGTTTTGATAATTAATTGTGTGCAAACTCCAACAGGAAGAAGAAGTAAGCCCAACATACCAATTGGAATTACGATATTATTATTTAATGAGAATGTTAAAAAATAAAATAGCCAGGCACCTGCAATGAAAGCAGATGCATATCCTATAAAATATTTTAACATTTCATATCACCTTCAATCATGTAGTTTCATCAATTTCACCTAAACTAATTTTTGAGTTTAGCCACTGATGCATTTTCAAATAAAGATCATCTTCATCGACTAAACCATTATGGTACTTCACGCTTAATTTTCCCGAAAGGCGTAAATCATTACCGACTAAAGTGCCTCCTCCTTTCAGCTCAATCTGAAAATCTTCATCATCCATATGGCGTAATGAGGTAGCAATAGAATCTATAACTTGTTGTCCTCTCTTAGTAGTTTTTCTAAGATAGGTTATTTCTATTTGGACTTGCAAATTTGCCTCATCCAGCGCATCTTTTAAATCGAGTCTTTCGACCCAATTTTCACCTACAGCTGCTGCAATAACATCTCCACCTTTTCCTTCAGGCATGAATTTTATTTTTCTAACTTGATTAATTTCAACCAAAGAACTTTCTCTTGATTCATTCTCAACAGCACTTCCTTTTACTGGCGCGCCTATTTTTATACTTTTTACAGGAGAATTTTGTAATTGACGAAAGGCTTCCTCAGTTGGTTTGTCTTGTAAAATTATTTCTGATGAAGAATCAAGAACACCAGCACTTTTCAGCAGCCAGTTGAGATGTGCTTCAAGATCCTTGGACCTTAGAGAACTAGACTGCATCATCACTAAATGATTGCCATAAACCCCGAAATAGAGAAAAGAGTCAACAAACTCTTTTTTCGCATCTTCGGCTTGATCCTCGTTTTCTTCGTCTTGCTCTCTTGAAAGAGCTATCTGACTAGAGGTTATAGACTTTATGTTATAAAACGCTACATCGCCATTCATTGTAAGTAAGGCTTGGCTTCTGCCTTTCTCAAAAGAGATCAATTGACCAAAAAAAAGAGTCTTATAATTTGTACTTTTGTTTATAAATCTAGCACCACCAGAATCATCACCCGGTACTAAATACTCTTGTCTGTGTTCTACCTTCTCGAAAGCCCCACCCACGCCGACTGCATCTTCAAGTAACGTTTGTAATGTAGAGTACGAGTTACTTACAACAGCCCTTTTGTAATGAACCGCTTTCTGTTTACTTTCACCAGCCATTCTAACCCCATTAGCATTAGACTAATCTTAAAATTAATTAATCATAAATCTTTAACAGTTGGCTGGTTAGCTGTAATTATGATCAGTATTTATACTGTATAAAAACACAGTAAAAATTTAAAGGCAAGCTTTGACTTCCAACAGATAAGAACTTTTTACGTAAGGCTCAGAAATATAAGGCTTTAAACCACCTAACCTTCACGCAATATTTAGCACCTAAAACTCTGGACTGGACCATTTGCTGCGGATGGCTTCAACGTCTAAGATGGCTTTGCCGTTCTTAACGCCTGGCTAATTGCAGCATTAAGTGCCGCTGGCATCAGAGCACCAGCCATTTTCTCAGCCCTGTCCATATACCCCAGTACTGGTTTTACAGGCAGCGCATTACCGAACTGAATCAGCAGCTTTGGTGCCGGTGATTTATCTCGCGGCCGGCGTGTGCCGTTAGCTGAACGCTTCAGACGCTTTTTAACCTTTTTTCCTTTCTTAGACTTAACGCGCTGGAAAACGCCGTTACGGCTGCCCACTTCGCCGATAAAGACATTATCTTTAGCCTTTAACTGGTTCAGTTTATTGCGTGGCAGGTTGCCGTATTTGTTCAGCTTTATGTTTTTCGGATTAAGCAGCGCACTGCTGTTGAGCTTGTGCTGACCTCCGAACTCAAACGGTGCGAGGTAGCTTGCGGCAATGCCCCTGACAAAAACCTTAGCCAGAAGATTGCTTTTACGCGCTCCTGTGGATCCCACTGCGTTCACTGTAAACGGCGTGGGCGAATCAAGACGACGGATTAGCGCTGTTTTTTCCGCGGCTGCAATTGCACTGGCTACGCTGGTAAGCGCCTGCGATAGGGCAAAAGGCATCTGATTCTTAAGCGACTGAAGCTGTGATGTAAGGTCTTTTAATCCCGCCATATATCCACCAGCCGATAATTCACTATCTTTATGCTGAATATTCACGCAAACAAATGAATTTTTAGCAAAAAAAGTGTTTAACACTCCAAGTGATTTGAGCAACCACTTAAAGATATGTTCGTTTCTGCCGTTACTATTAAATCATATGCGAGGAGAAACTCATGAGTGTTGAGGTAGTTCTATTTTTATCTATTTGCCTGCTCGTTGCAGCAGCACGTCTGATGTGGATTAATTATCACACCTCGCGTCGAGGAATGTTTGCTGTAAGGAAAAAGAGAGGTAATAGAAAAATTCTTTACATGAGACCATCTCAATGTCCAGTCGGTGACATGGCAGCTGCTCAGATCTTCATTGCTATGCGTATCGTTTTAAGGGAACTTCGTGACGAAGGATTCGCCTCAATTTTTTTTGAGTCACATATGGTGCGAAAAGAAAACTTTGATAGTTTCGATAAATTTTTGAAGAAAGAAGGCATGAGGTGCGAGGATATAAGCTACAGAAAAACTTTGTGGATTCACTCAACTCACCTCAAAATTGCGATGTTCATCAGCCATAGAATACCAGTTAAAATACACTCTGAATCGGCGAGAATTACCATACGACCCCAATAAAAACCGCCCGAAGGCGGCTCGGTCATCAAATTTTTTTTAAACTTTGTTAAATGCAACGACTAGCAAATCCCTAGGGTTTAAACCATTATGTTCGGCAATTAACTTTATCTGTGTAGCCAGAACTTGTGCAGGGTCCTTGTTATCAGATACAAAAACTTGATATCCACAATTTTTCAAATTTACTGCTTCCTGCCAAGAAACAAACCAGTCTTGCATGACAACCTCCTGATAAAGATGAGGTTATACATTAACCTTGAGAATGCTCTTGGTGAAGAAAAATTGATCATCATCAGGCACATTTGAGAGTGCGACTGATGATGATTACGCCTGCTTTTTAGTCAATGAAGACGCATAGTCGAGTACAGCATCTGCTTTTCAGTCGCTGTTATTGCCGGTAAGTTAGTGTGCAGCGTGGACTTTGATAGACATAACGCTAATGTGCTTGTCAGCAGCTCAATGTAGTTTGCCATACTTTCGGCCATGGCCATTCGTGCCCGTCTTCAATCCGTAGTATGTCCAGCACGTCCATTTTATCTTTCTAGATCAAGCGACATAGCACATAATTTACATTTATCTCTATCCTTTCGCTGCGCGCTGATTTAAGGTCAATGATGCGTTACCCAACATCAAATTTTGACAGGTTTTTGATCCGGAGTGGTTTTTAGTCTTTGCACTATACCTGTCCGAATTAGCGCTTGCGTAGCGTTCAAATCGATGAGGTACTCGCGACAGAACGTTTCTTGTTTATCGGTGAGTGCCACTTTAATTCCAAGGATTGAATATGTCTGATGTAGTTAAGCGCACTTCTAAAAACGCCGGTGATGCAGGTGAGTACTATGTTGCCTATATGCTCTCAAGACTGGGCATTAGTGCGGCACTAACTACCAGTGGATCAAGTGCAGTTGATATTATTGCCACTATTGATGGCTCTAAAAGCATCAGCATTCAGGTTAAAGGTTCATGGGCCAGAAGCGCTCCACGTCAATGGACAGTCGGAAATCATAGGCCAATCGTATCGCCGGATTTTTTTTACGTTCTGTGCAATATGTCTGAAGACATCGGAAACAATGCCGCTCCAGAGATATTTGTCGTCCCGAGCGCATCCATAAACGATACTTCGACCTGGCACCACAAAGTTCCTTTATTCAAAATAGCTAAAGGCGAGGACGAGAGGTTTAAGGACAGATGGGATTTCATCTTGAATGCCCTTGAAGCACGTACTCCATCTTGAGCACGTCATCTGGAGCCAAGTACACCCATTCACCATCTTCACGAACGACGCCAATGAGGCCGTTAAACATTTCTGGCTGCTATTGATTCATCAGGACTTCTAAGACTTCGCCAGTTTGGTTCGTTAGCATGATTTGGTAGATGTCGAACCTTAAGAGCCTCTTTGACCCCATAAAGGGATATTGCCATCATGATAAAGCGGCCCATGGCGATAGCAATAATATGTTAGCCTTGGCAAAAACAATGGAGGTGGTATGTTTTCTTTTCTCAGAACATTCAAACGGCTAATCACTAACCAGCAAAAGCAACAAGACACAAAGCCAGAACATTCAACTGAAGAACTTCTACAATGGGCCACAGGCTGTATGCTCGAAGGCCTCCCTGATGACTTCTTCCAGGCCAGACTTTTGTGCCTCCGAGAGTTTAATCCCGTGAACCCAGGTGGTTGGATTGTTAGCATGAATCACGACGTAATGCTGAGGGCTGACTCAGAATACGAACGTTTTCAACCCGCTGATGACCTTTATCCTACGCAGTGCGTTGAAATGATACTTAATAACAAGGAATGGCATAGCGCCAGCATTGTGTTCAATAAAGAAAAGACATCATTCACATGGGAGTGAATATTTTTGATCCCAAGTTGTGAGGAAAATAAAAAACCGCCCGGAGGCGGCTTTGTGATTATCTACCAGTGCGGATAGCTTCTTTTATACGCTCATCGGGAATATCGTCAGAATAAATCGAGATATGGTATTGCTGACCATCTACATCATAGGGAACAATCGGAAGTGACAAAACTGCACCGTTATCACCTCGGAAGTTGGCCTGATCATCTTTGTCGTCAACATTAATTACTTGAACAACATCGCCAGGCAAGATAGCCGTCACTGTTTTTGTCATGATAATCACCTTTTAAGAGAATGGGATTTAAGTATATCTGATACATTAATAAATCTTTAATTTTCTAATCGATTTCCCATTCTGTTTACTCATCATCAGGCGCACTCGTAAATGCGCCTTGTGATGATTACGCCAGCTTTTTAGCCAGTGAAGCCACATCGTCGAATACAGTATCAACGTCATGGCCTGCCACTTTCAGCAGCTCTTTCACCTTTGCCAGTAAAGCATCAGTTTTATCGGTTGCTGTTGTGACCGGCTGTGAAGTGGTCGCGGTGGTGCTGTCATACAGTGCTTCAGACATTGTTACTTCCTCTTTTATGGGTAAAGCCCGGTCACGTTGCCAGGCGTCGGTTAAATCTTTTTTGGCACGTCACTTTGCGCCCCCTGTGGCTGAGATACGGCCTGCTCATCCAGTTTGCTCTTGAGCTCGTCAATCTGAACCTGAAAGCGTTGCTCTACATCGTGCCAGCCGTCTCGAATAGCTGTGGACTCTGCTTCTGCCTTCTGCGGGCTGTTTTTCCAGCGGAACAGGCCCACCAGCCAGCCAGCGGCGAAACCAGTGACGAGCGCAATCAGCGCCCACGTAATGAGTGCGGTAGTGGTGTACATGGGCTTATTTACCTTTTGAGGGGGCGGGACTTAAGCAGACCTGACGCACATAGTCCTGTAGGCCAGTCAGTTGCTTTGTGACGGTTTCGATTCGCTCTCTGAGGGTGAAATAATCCCGCTGAGCGGCGTCTGTAAGTCGGGGGCTGCCATCATCATCCACGCGGGTGGCGGAGGATTTACCGGACACTGGCCGATCACATTTGGCTGAGACGCGCAGGCGCTTAGCCCCAGAATCGACATCCCTACGCAGATCGATAATGGTTTTTTGCGCATCGGCTAAGTCCTTCGTGTATCTGGCATCTATTGCCGCGACAGTCTGCTGGCGGCGCTGCATGTCATTTATGGTTGCCTGGAGGCTGTCCGTAACTACCTTCTGTTTATCACGCTGATCGCGAAAATATACGGCGTTGTCGCGATAGTGACCTACAGTCATTAACAACCCTGCTATGAGCACCACCAACAGGAACGCAAGTACCGTACGCCAGTTTCTTAAAAGTGGAGGCATTTTATCGACCTAGAAAAGATAAAATTTAACTATGAAATCATTAGTGCATATAATACTTCTGCCTTAATCCTGAGGCTTGAGGAACTGATTATGAAAAAGTTAATTATTGCTGCACTTATTGCTTTTCCCGTTTCGCAGGCTCTGGCTGTGGACTGCGAAAATGCAGAAAAACAACTCGATATGAACCAGTGCGCGAATACCGAATATAAAGTGGCAGATAAAGAGCTTAACCAAACTTACCAGAAAGCCCTTAAGGCTACTTCAGGAGAGCAAAAGTCTCTTTTACAGTCATCACAACGTAAATGGATTGAATTCAGAGACGCGGACTGTAAATTTCAAACTTTCATCTCTAAGGGCGGATCAGTTAACTCAATGAATTTATCTCACTGCCTGCTCGATAAAACTAAACAACGAACCGATGAGTTCAAGAAAATGCTGGATTGCCCAGAGGGTGATATTAGCTGTCCACTTTGAGAATAAGGCGCGAGGACTATCTCGCGCCACTATTGAGTTAAACAAAGCAGCATTTCATTATTCGCACGCTTAACCAGCCCCGGTAGCACCATTCCACCGCCCCAGACCCAGCGCGGGAGCTGATGACATGCCGCTGTGATATCTTCCTTACGCAGAAGGCTAAACATTTGCGAGTTGCGCAGGTTTCCACAGCCTGACCGGAAGGTTACTGACACGGCGGCGCTGAACGTGTTATCAGTCAAATTTCGGCCATTACCGTAACGGTTTACACAGGACTCGGCATCGAGAATGTTTTTTTCCCATGTGGCGGCTATCTGCTCGTCACTGAGCCGCACGCCTGGCTTAACGTTGTGAGTGTTGCCTATCCCATTAGTCAGAACACCTGCCGGACAGACATACGGATCGCGCCGACAGGATTCAGCGTTTCCGATGAGTTCAAGCCCGCGCTGATTAGTTCGGACGTGCCCGTTTGATAGAACAATCGCAATGATGGCCGCAACGGAACACACTGCGCTGGCTGCACCACCGACTTTCTTTGCTGTTGCCATGGTTAGTCATCCTGTGGTGGTGGAGTAACGTAACCACGATCAAGCGCTTTCTCATACGCTTTTGTCTGGCGCCGTTTAAAGTAGATATTCGTAATGAAAGTGAGCATTGCGATGATGAAGCCACCAATTAACGCTATCTGATTCCAGTCGAGTCCATGCAGCCATCCAAACCACCCGGTCAGGCCGCCATACATAAGGCCGCCCGACACGCTATAGTTTGTCGCTGTCGAGATTTTGTCGGGCATATTTTTAACCATGATTAGACCTCCGTTGGTTACGGAAGCTGTGAGTAAAAGGAGTGTGCAACAACTCAACACGAAGGAATTAAAAGTATCTGATACTTATCTACCCCAGCTGAAGGGGTAAGTCTCAGGGGCCGAAAACATCTTTAAAGACATTAATTATCAAAATTCACAGAGGAATTAAGAGTACAAATTCCTCAGGGTCACATCAGGCCCTGACCTAAGTTCCGACTATATTGGTACTACTTTGCCGCGTCCCCCAAGTAAGCGCGGCTTTTTTTTGCATAAATTTCAACTCTTTCCGCATAACCTTGGGGCATGTAAAGGTTTCAGAACCATAGAAAAAAGGCCACTCGAAAGTGGCCTTATAGAACATTTTTAAAAAATTCGTTGACTCTTTAGTTACCGCTTAATTTTTCTGGCGGTGATTCAATTAACGACTCAATGAATTTTTTTTGCTGTGTATTAAGGTCTAGGTTCCTGATTTTATCAGTATCGACCTGTGAATTTGAGTGGCCGGGCTGAGTTTTGGGAGTATTAGTTCTGACCTCTCCAGCAAAAGCAACTGCAGCTACTACCATCCCCCATACAACCACGCAAAACAACAACACTAACAGCCATGTCAATCTTTTCGATATTTTCAAATACCTTCCCTTTTTAGTAACTAAGGAAAGTATAAGACAAATCCGATAAGCACTAGTTCTGTTAAAAAACCTTTACGACATTTCACTCTGAAAGACAACGCGTCGCGCATAAATAACAAGATATAATGCTTGGAAGAGGCAGATAGAAGCATAAAAATCCGCTATGGGATTAATGACCAGGAATTAGAATCATAAAAAAACCTGCACAAGCAGGTTTCATGTATTGACTAAAATCAAACGGTGTATTTATAAAAATGTGTTATGGTAGCTACGGATTTTCCCTGTGTTGGCCGTTTTGGCTACCCTCTTGTCATCTCTATTTGGTTGCCGAGACCTTTGATGACTTGAGGGAAACTTTTTTATAACACTTAATCCATTCTGAAGATTTACCACTTGCTCAACAACTATCCTTTAGTGCTACTTAAACTATACTTAAGTACAGTTCATCTATGCATTAAAAAAGCCTGAAGAAGCAGGCTTAGAAGTGCTGAAAATTGTGACTGTAAATCTGCGGTGTCGGGTGCCTCCCGATGGGTGAGAAAACCTGCAACTCTACCCGCCTTGAGCATTACCCTAAGGAATCATTATCAGGTTAGGCCCCGCCGCTGAGGGGGATCCACCGCATTAAGCCAAAATTAACATCACAATAATAAACACAGCTTAACCGATGATACTCTGACGCTATTGCGATTAACTGCCTGCCGCGTCTGCCAAACCAAACACCTACTTATTGATCTCAGCTAACGTCTGCTCAAACCTCTCACGCTCCAGTTCAACCCCAAGCGCCCTTCTTCCATGCTTTATCGCTGCCTTGACAGTCGCGCCAGAACCCATAAAAAAATCAGCGACCAGATCGCCAGGCCGGCTACTGGTTTGGATGATGTGTTCCATCATCTCTGCCGGTTTTTCACAGGGATGTTTTCCGGGATAAAAGGCAACGGGCTCATACGTCCAGACGTCAGTGTAAGGCACTTTCGCTGTGACTGAAAAAGGGCGCCTGAGGTAGTCATGTTCCTTCAGCAAGTCCCTGTAATTTCTGTCGAGGATCTGCCAGTTATCCACCAGCGAACCATGCCCCCTTTCCAGCAAACTTACTTGCTGCTTTTCTGCGGCGATTTTCTCAAACAGACACTGCAGCTGTTTATAATGTTTTTCACCGGGTAGCTGCCACTGGCTTCCACTAAACCAGTGGCTGGCCATGCTGGTCCCTGTTGCCTCGTTAATGGCTTTAGAGGAAACGCCCAGAGACTCTCTTGCGACCCGGAAATAACTTATCAAAGGGCTGAAAACATTCTGCTTTAACTGGTTCCTTGTTTCTGACCACTCATTACTCTGCGGTTTATAAGGCCCGGCATAATGCGCAGCAAAAATTATTCGTTCCGTCGCAGGGAAAAAAGCCCTCAAACTCTCTTTGTTTTGCCTCATCCATGGGCCATGTGGTTTGGCCCACACAATATGACTCAACACATCGAACCGATTGCGAACCAGTAATTCGGTGTCAGCTGCCAGACGGGAACCACAAAACATATAAAGACTGCTTGAGGGTTTAAGTACCCGCCAGAACTCTGAAAGAAGCTCATCAAGCCACGAAAGGTAATGTTTCTCACTCTTCCACTGATTATCCCATTTACACGCTTTAACACGGTAATAAGGTGGGTCAGTGGCGATAAGGTCAACAGAACTGTCTGGAAGGGTTTTGATGAATTGCAGTGAATCAGCATTGACCAGATTAACACTGTTTAAATTTACAGTATTTTCCATAGATCCCTAAGCTTTACTCTGGTAGGCTCACTGTGCTTTTGCGCTAAAGCAGTGGGCCTCGGTTTGCTTATGATCTTACCCATGAGCGAATGGCTGGTAAGGTGCTCCAACACCCTGCCAGCCGCCCATTTTCACAGCCTGAATGCTGCGGGTTATCCGCAGCGCCTGAAATTCTCTCCGCCCCCCGATAAATCCTCCACCAGACCTGCCATAGCCAGCTGAGTCAAAATAAGCTGGCATTTTGGCGGTGTGATTCCTGTCATCTCTGAAACCGCATCTGGGGAAGTCCATTTAGCGGGAAGGAAATGTAAAACGGCCTGCGCCGAATCAGTCATATCTTCATGATTAATCATGTCTTTTTTCACTTTGAAAACCGTAAGTGACATACAGATAACTCTGTATGCAAAGACCATCAAGAGATAAATACCAGAAATAAAAAACGCCCTGCAGTTTTAAGACCGCAGGGCGCTTTGAATGTCATGAAGACCGATTATCGGGATTTCGAACTGATGAACAGCACGCAGAAATCCCATCATTGGCGTGATAATGGTCCATTTTATTCACGCCGTCAATACATGAGATAAATCTTATTGCTTCAAACGCCTGATTTCGCCGTTTCCGGTGACACGCTGCAGCATCTCCCCCGCTATAGACTCTTCCTTATGGCACTGAGTAATGAGCGCTTCGTAGAACGGTTTAAAATTTCGTGACCATGTTGGCTGGCTTACTGCCATAACAGCATAGCCAACAGCACGCCGCACAGTTTCAGCAGGCAGTCGCGCATAGCCGCGGCCGGTACATTTAGTGCAGGTTTTCATGACAGGTACGCCCTGAATCTCGCTCTGCTTAACGTCCAGCACTTTGCCCTTTCCATGACAGCGACACGCATTGCTGATCACGCCCTTCCCTTCACAGGTGCCGCAACGGACACGCTGAATCTCTCTTACCTCTCTGACTTTCTCATAACTGGACGGTGTGAAGCCTTCAACGCCCATACGGACAGAAGCTTTGACAAAGTCGCGCGCAGGGAACGGCATGTGTGACTTTGTGCTGAATACCTCAGTATCAATAAACCCGGTACCACCGCAACAGGTACAGGGGCGTTTACTTGCCGCGCTGCGCGAATAATCCATGTAGGCAAACGTTGCGAGCAATTGCACTAATTCGCGTTTAATATTCTCATCGAGTTCGGCGACTGCCTGGAAAAGCCCCGCCCTACTCAGACCGAATTCAGTTAACATCTCTACGGCGCGATCACTGGACGTGATGCCGTGCTTTGACAGGAATAACTCAAATCCAAAACGAGCCTGTGCGCCAGTCAGCCCAAAGGATGCCATCACATCCGAAATATCCAGGCTGTCACTGGCCGTTGCCCGAGGAGAATCGCTGAACATAGGTGATTTTGGTGCGAAAAACTTTATCGTGCTTTCGAGGTTCAAGGTGATTCTCCTTACTGAATTTTGCTGCGTATGTTGTTTCAGGCAATGCTCTCGATCCTTATCTGCCCTGTTTCTCCCCAGATTTTTGTAATACGTGCATCCCATACAGCGCTGTCTTCTTCAAACACGGCATCCATCAAAGCCTTGTGCAGATTATCGACATCGGGCCGCTGCTGGTGGGGCTGGCCGGTGAACTGCATGCGCTTCTTTTTGCTCCAGCTGTCAGGCATGGGCAACACAAACGTGATGTGACAGCCACTGTCAGGAAGCGTGATGCCATGCAGGCGTACCTCATCGCAAAATGCCCGGTAACGCAGTACCGCCGGACGCCTGGCCCAACGGTCACGTTGTGTCTGGCGGGGTTTACCCAGCGGGGTTATCTCGTAGATCTGTAACATCAGAATCCACCTCTTTTGTTTGATTTGTGGTTTTTGTTATCTGTGCGTGTGCGGGCCATCTCTGCAGCGTGGTACTGGTCAAGTTCGTAAAGGACACCATTGCGCTGCTCTGCGTAGCAGATGCCTGTACGGCCATGGCGGTTAAGGCTCAGGATGTATTCAGTAAGAGACAGATCGGGAATGCCGTTTTCATCCTCGTCAGCATGGATCCCCACCCAGTAATCGCAATCCTGCTCAATCGAGCCTGTTTCTCGACTGTCGCTCGGGCGAGGACGTTTGACCGAACGGCCCTCAACCCCACGGTTTAGCTGTGTGAGGAGTACGACAGCGCATCCCAGCTCTTTAGCAAGGTTCTTCAGACCCTGGGTAATTAAGCCAAAGCCAAGGCTTGTCCGCTCTGATTTTTCAGGCTTCATCAGGGTAAGGTAATCCACCAGCACCATGCTGAGAGAGCCCTTTTCACGCTTGAGACGGCGGCACTCGGCCTGAATGTAGGACAGGGTTATCCCGGGTGTGTCATCCATGAAAATATTACCGCTTTCAGCCAGTTCCATCGCTTTTGCACTGGCCATAGAAAACTGCATGTCATCAAATTTATCGGGGTAGAACGATTCGGAATTCACTCGCGCCAGCTGGCTTATCGTGCGCTCAACCATCTGGATCCCCGGCATTTCAAGACTGAAAAGCAGCGTGGTTTTCTTTTCCATCAGCGCACAATTAATTGCCATCTGCTGCAGAATGGTGGTTTTACCCATTTTCGGGCGCGCACCGATAACAAAAAGCGAGCCCCGGACAATGAGTTTTGGTTCCATCAGCGCATCAAGGCCTGGTATGCCGGTTGTCAGGCCTCGGACAGATTCCGGATCGTTAAATCGCTGATCGACTTCCTTTGACCAGTCGCCCAGCCAGTCCATAAACGGGCGATAACCCGTGCGCTTCCCAGTGCGTGCGTGATCGGCAAGGTCCGTAAATACTCGCTGAGCCGCTTCATAGCGTTCGGCAGCTGAAAGGCCATTCGACTCATAGAAATAAGCCATCATTTCAGTGGTTTTTTCTATGCCATAACGCAGCATGGCTTTATCACGAACTTCGTCTGCATAGGCAGTGATGTTTGCAGCGCTGGGAACAAACCGGGACAGTTCTGCAAGATAGGCAAACCCACCAACGCTGTCAGTCACGCCCTTGTTGTCCAGAGCCGTGGCCAGCGTAAGGAGATCAACCGGCATCTGGTTTTTATTCAGAGCCTGCATTTCTGCATAAATCAGCCTGTGCTGTGGAAGATAAAATGATTCCGGTTTTAGTCTGGCCAGGACGTTTTCAACACGCTCATTTCCGGTACCGTGCATGACGCTGCCAATAACGCATTTCTCAGCTTCGATGTTTTGAGGCATAACTTTTGGATCAGCGATCATCCTTCGCCCCCTCTCTCACCAGCAGATAGGTTTCATCGTTGAGAAAGTATTCCAGCCCTTTACGATGCCAGACGCGCCCGGAACGCTGATCCTGACGGTCTTCCAGCATCCACCGGCAGTTTTCAGCGATGTAAGTCAGGTACTGACGCCATGATTCGAGTGTGAAGGGTACGCCGTCCAGCTGGCGGGTCATTTTGGTCGCCTTCTTCCAGAACGTGCGGATTTGGTTGCGTCGTTTGTCGCTAAGCAGGCGAACGGCTTTAGCCTCAGGCAGAACTTCGTGGTAGACCGCTAAAACCTCTTCACAGGAAAAGGCCGGCTTTTTCGGTTCCTCAGGTACCTGAACTGTTTCCTGTAATGCCTGATCATCTCCTGGTGACTGCGACACATCGTCTGCGCCAGCAGATGTATCAGTTGTCTTTATTGTCTTTTGAATATTGTCTTTTGTGTTTAGCTGTTTTGGTGAATGGGTATTAGCTGTTTTGGCTAAACTTTTATTAGCTGAATCAGCTAAACATTCGCTAATACGGCTAGCATTAGCCGAATCAGCTAAAGATTCGCTGTTTTGGCTAATCTTTTTCATATCCCACTCTGAGATATGTTTATTGATGCCCACCTTAGAACCACCTTCCACTAAAAAACCACGATCAATAAGCTGTCGCTTAGACGAGCAGACGTGTGTGTGGTGGATGCCGGTCATAGCGGCGATTTGAGTGTTGGTGATCCTGTCCATGGACTTGTTAAACCCATAGGTTTTACGCATCACAGCCAGCATGATTTTTAACTGACGAGCCGTTAAATCAGCCATAAGAAGCTGATCGGTGAGCTCATTAGCGACACGCATGAAGCCATCATCGGTATCGGCCACGCGCTGCTCCTCACGCTCTCTTCGGGCGCTAAATTGGATAATTTCTGCTGTATTACTCATGACCGGACCTCTCTCGCTTTGCCTGCTCAAGAGCCTGGCGAAGTAGCCGGCCGGCATCAGATGAAAACTGGCGTGCAAGTTCATCGCGCGCCATGTCTTTATGTACAGTGGTTTCCTGTTGCGGTTTACGTCGTCTCTGTTGCATAATTGACCTCGCTTCCCAAAAGCAACGCTGTACACGACTGGACAGTTCCCGCTGTTCAGTCGCCCTTTCCCACCTCAATGAAATACTTCTCGAAGTACCATTTCGGCACCCAGCAAAGATGCTCGTAATCAGGCCGCATGAAGATGACCCTCCGCTCCAGCCTGTCGTAACTGATGATGCGCACGACAACGCCGCGCTTATCTTTGAATCGCTTGTCGGTTTCAACAAACCTTTCATCCACCAGCGCCCCCCTCTTTAGAACGAATATGCTCAAGCATGCCAATCAGGCACTGGGCCAATTCACCGGTTTCATCGCCCTTAATGATCACCATGCCTGCTGGTTGTTGGAAATCTAAAGCAGCAAGTAAACGGCTGGCCTTTTCGACCAAACCGCCTCGACTCTGCCAGCGACTAACTTGTGATTTATCGACACCCAATTTCTTCGCAACTGCCGTTACCCCCTCGGCGGCAATACGGCTAACGATCTCACTCTCGATGTCACGCGCTTTGTTGCGCGACGTTGTGATTGAATCCATTTAAATTTTTCCTTATTTGGAGCTCAGGTTTACAGGATGTGGAAAGAGTTGAGGTAGGTCTGGCCTAATCTCATAGGCTTTAACTGCTCCGTTAGTGGCTTCTACAATCGCGTTAACATTTTCAGGAGAAACCCTTTTTTTGTTATGCAACCAACTCCAAACGTTCGGCTGGCTAACACCTACGTGTATGGCTAGCTTTTTTTGGCTTCCAACAGATTGGATCGCTTTTTGAATAGCTTTGTTAACCATGCGTATACCCTTTAGTCTGCAAAGCGAGAATAATAACTATGAGTTCAAATAAAGTAAATACCCTTGGATATTTGACGATGGATAACCACAGTTATATGTTCGCGGGCATGAATACAGAAACTCTCGCCGATCGGCTTAAGCTGGCAATGAAAGAAGCAGGGATGAGTCAGGCACAGCTCGCTGAGGCTGTGGGGATAGCTCAGCCTAGCATTTTCAAAATTTTGTCAGGTAAATCTCAAAACTCTGGATACATAGTCCATTTATCTAAAGCGCTTGGGGTAAGACCTGAATGGTTAGCGCTTAACGAGGGACCAATGCGTAAAAGCCATGAGAGTAATTACGACGCGCCATATCCCCCACCACAAACACCAGATGTGAAATTCGTGCATATTTGGAAGGCAGAAGAGAAAACTAAGGATTTACAGGCAATTCCCAAAGAGCTGAACGCGGAATCATGTCGTGCCTTTTTTCTCGATCATGACTCGGGATTTCCTGAAGCAACTTTGAATTCTGTAGTTGTTGTTGATGTAAATGAACAGCCCAAAGTGCATGATTATGTGTTTGCATGTGTTCATGGTTCCTACAGCGTATACAGATTTCTCCCCGGAGATGAGGGAGGTTATCTTTCCCCTTCTGATCCCCGAGCCTCTCTTTTAAAAGTGGGAGAAACAGCAAAAATCATAGGTGTTGTTGTATACATTTCTAAGAAATTCAAGCGATAAACGTTTAATCCGGTAGCTACATGTAAACATGCTGCCGGGATTTTTTCATACCTCCCGTTATCTCCCCTTATGTAGCCGACTTGCATAGAGCCCCCGTTTTTCATTTAGAAGAATCCTAGCTAATTTTCTAAATACTGTATATAAGTACAGTAAAATTTCCAACTAAAGCGTAACGGTAGATATCCAACCATCCACCAATAAACATCCATCCCCCTCAAGAAAAAATAAATTCATATATTTTACAGAAACTTATTACTTTAAGTTCAAATATTCATACCCAAAGGAATTGATAGATAAAATACCCATTGTTATATTGCAGTCACAGCACGACGCAGCCCACCGCAGACAGCTGTTCTGCTCTTTAACAATCAGCAAAGTCGAAACAGCACACGAACCTTGTTTAGACCCCAACGCATAAATGCGGCGTATCACCGGGCGCGATCCGGTCGGTGAGAAGGCTACCCCTGCGCATAAGTGAAGGCGGCGAAAGGGCAACACTGGCGGGATGTAGTGTGCTAAGCGCAAATATTTTTAAGTTTTTTTTGAGCTGCGTGAGATAGCAGGCGCAGCTTCAAAACGAACTGGTCAGTAAGTTTACGCCTCACCAGGGCAAGTCCAGACGATATCTGAGTGGCTTAAAAAACAGATGGGAGCCGGTGGAAGCCCGGCACGCTGTAGGGAGCGGTTAATCCTTCAATCTCGTTCTGGGCGAGTTCAATCCAGATGACAGCCGGAAGAGACGGCACACAACGGTGAGAGCATTTCTCTGTGGCGAAGGAAACTCCAGAAGACCTCCCTGAACCGATTAATGCTCTCAACCGTTGTGGTGAATTGCAGTCCATCGAGACAACCAGAAGATCAGCACCTGGCGCCACAACCCCACATTGCTGTGTAGTCTTTGGCCCCCGCCTCGGGGGCATTTTTTTTGACTGCTTTTCAGCGCTCCGAGGTATCCATGAATTTCATACCAAAACTGACCCGGCAGCGCATTAGCGAACTGCCCGAGGGCACGCCGATCCGCATCGGAAACAGCGTCGTCGTTTTCGATGGCTGCAGCATCGAGCGCAATTACAAGGGCGAGGATGAAACCTTTGTTTATTACATCGATGCGGACGGCAAGCGGCATCGACATTTCGAATGGCTGTTACTAGAGTCAGGCACCGAATTCATTGAGTCACAACTGTGCGAATACTGCGCCCGGTTCCGGCATCCAACGGACATAAAGCAGGCGGTAATCCGGTTCTGGAACTGCAGCGAGATCCGTTCATTCTGCAGCGATAAAGGCTGCGCCCTACTTTACCAGCAAACAATCCGCGTCCCGGCTGCGCGCCAGGGCAAACCAAGGAGACGTATCTCATGAGCCCTGTAGATCGCCTGCAGTTCAAACATCGCCTGACGGGCGCTGATTTCCACCCGAAGCCACGCCACTGGCTGACGCCGCTGCTTATCGCACTGTGTGTGGTGGCGGGAATGAGTTTGTTATGACAGTGACAACCATCCCCACTGAATTTGCCCTCAACGAGGCCATGCGTTCGCTCGCGCTTAGCACCATCATTGCGCTGTGCAAACAGTACAAAATAAGCTCTGCCGATCTGGAAAAACTGGTTCACCAGCTGGCACGTAGTGAAGCAAATTCGACAAGGCCCCAATCAAGGGGCTCAGAACTTATTGGCTACAAACTCATATAAAACAATCAATTATATAATACTTTTCTTCACATATGTCCAAATCTAGGAGATTTTACCCTTCCCACGACGGGCTAATTTTTTTATTTAAGACTATTCTTAATCACAATATCAAGGTAACATTCATTAGAGAATGTTACCAATGTGGACAAATTATGCTCGATTTCTTCAAAGATATTATTTCTGCTTTTCGCCAAAGTTCATTAGAAAGGATTAAAAGCCCTTTTCTCGGAGCGTTCGTTTTTTCATGGATAGGTTTTAATTGGCAGATGCTAACGATATTATTTTTAAGTAAACAAAACATTTTAGGAAGGCTTGATTACATTAACTCCCATTTTGATGTTGGAAATTATATTCTTGGCCCCATTTTTACCACCATAATTATATGTTTGCTTCTACCTTATGCCAACAAATATGTGACTAAATTCCAGAAGGGAACTAATCACGAAACCAATATGCTTATTTTGCAATCTAAAATCGACATAGCCACCAAGCAAGTAGAAATTGCAGATTATGAAGCAAAAAAGAAACTGGCAGAAGAGAGAGAAAAGAAATACATTGATGCAAACATTCATGTAATACTTGAAGAAAATATTAACATACGCAAAGAGATAAAATCTCAAAGCGAGAAAATTTCGCAAGATAGTAAAATTATAAACTCTTTGAATGAAGAAAACTTCGCTTTAAAAAATGAAATTAACTCATATAGATTAAGCTCAGAAAAAAATGCAAGTGAACATTTAAAGTCCCTTAAAGAAATATCATCCTTGAGAGTTAAAATTGAAGAACACCAAAGAGAAAAACTAGAACTCCTTCATCTAAAAAAACAGAACGAAGAATTAACAGTTAAGTTGACGGAAAGCAGTTTGGCTTTGAGTAATAGAGAAAAGGAATTTTGGGAACTAAAAGGTAAACTCCAAGAGAAGGAGATGAAAGTAACCCCCCCCCAAACAACATCTTTATCAGAGTTAGCTCCTTTATCAGGGTTAGCTGACTCATCATGGTCAGCTCTCTCATCAAGGTTAGCTGACTCATCATGGTCAGCTCTCTCATCAAGGTTAGCTGACTCATCATGGTCAGCTCTCTCATCAAGGTTAGCTGACTCATCATGGTCAGCTTTCTCATCAAGGCTAGCTCACTCATCATGGTCAGCTCTCCCATCGTGGTCAGCTCTCTCATCAGGATTAGCTCCTTTATCAGGATTAGCTCCTTTATCAGGATTAGCTCCTTTATCAGGATTAGCTCCCTTATCAGGATTAGCTCCCTCGACAGGGTTATCTCCCTCGACAGGGTTATCTCCTTCGACAGGATTAGCTCCTTCAGAAGAATCAACATCTTTAGATAGAGCGGAAAGTAATGAATCCATTAAAGAAAAACAAACTTAACTCCTGTCACCAGACGACAAAGTGCCAGAACCGGATGGCGGCTTTATCGGCGCCTATGTCATCTGGCAACTTGAAGATGAGAAGTGGAAGGTGCGCTGGTGCCTGACCGGCAAGTGGGAATAGATAACACAGCAGCACTTCCAGAATGAAAATGAGGCTTTTAACTTTGCCCATGATAATTTCCTGGATCGTGAACGCTTGGTTTATCGCAAAGTGCCCGATAGGGAGGACGATTTACAGCGAGAAATCCTTATAAACTCATACCTTTTGCCGATACAATCCACATAGGAGGACATCTATGTCACTTAACATAGCATCAAGAAGCACAGAAGAGCGCGATAAGGTCAACGTGGATTTAGCCGCGTCTGACGTTGTATAAAAGGAGCGCATGAATATGTCAGTTATCCCCAAGGGGGTGGAGATGCAGCAGCTGGAAGCGCTGAGGGAATATTTTCGTGAGCGGCTGCAGTATTACAGGAACATCGCGTTGCAGTTCCCGCGTGCCAGTGCCCCTGTTAATCAGAAGGAAGAGAAGTGATGTTCAAGCTATTTGATGAAAAATATTCCAATAGAATATCACAGACGCTCAAGGATAAAGTGCTCGCTGATATTGATGGGCGAGGTTTCATTGCTCGAGGCATTATGGAAGCCATTCGCCTGCTAGAAGGTGATAATGTAGCGCAGTCAACAAAAGCGATGCGACATAAAGAGCGCGAATTTAAGGGTGAGTTGGTAGGCTTTCTTCATATTCATGTTGCTGAAGATCATTTAAGCAGAATTATGAATAATTTCGGTGAGAAGATAACTCCCCCTATAAAAAACCCCAAAACAGATGATTTGATTGCTTATGCTACAAATCAGGTTCTGAAAGCGTATGTTAAAAAGTTCAACATACCTTACAACAGTGATGATACTGAAAATTTGAGAGATGCTATATATAATAGTAATCATGCCAAAAGACTCGGCATTGATAAAGTTTTTGACTCAATTCAGAAACAGATACCACCAATGATAGATAAAGTCTTCTTTTCAAATAATAAGATCACTGGCGACTGGTTAATATATAAAAAACATATTAACGGTAATAATTATTATCTTGATTACACTATCCATGTTGATCCGGGAGACCTTGATAGGCAAGTTGAGCTCAAACAGTCTTTAAATAAGTCTTTTCAAGAGTTAACCTCATGATATGTTTTTTCATATAACACTAACCTGCGCCGGCAGGATACCTGCTGCTTTTCAGCCTATGATTTCCCGCATCGCTTTAGCGACGACCGATGCAATGATGGCTACCAGATGGCAAAAACTGCTTTGAAAATCGTCTCATCTGCCTGAACTGCATTTGCCTTCATGAAGGCAAATGCGACGTAGTGAACTAAACCGAAACACCCGCCTAATGCCCGCATGTAGTGGATTTTTGTTCTTAGTACATGATTGATCTGACCAAAAATTTCAGACGCTGATTTGAGGTATTCCCCGAATGGTAAAAACCCAACTATCGCCATATTGCCTGGCGCTTGAAACTTTGCGCGCCCAGCCTACCCACCAGCTAAAACAAATTGGCGATCAGTGGCGTTCGCCCGATCGTCTCTGGTGGGGCATAAATTCGATGTTCGGCCCGTGCGTGCTGGACCTGTTCGCCGATGAGAGTAATGCAAAATGCGAAGCGTATTACAGCGCCGAAGATAACGCACTTTCACAGAACTGGTCGGAACGCCTGGCAGAGCTAAACGGCGCTGCATACGCAAACCCACCCTATTCCCGCGCCTCGCAGTACGACGGGCAGTACATTACCGGCATGCGCCAGATAATGGCCCATACGCTGGCAATGCGTGAGGCTGGCGGTCGCTATGTATTTTTGATTAAAGCGGCAACTGGCGAAGTCTGGTGGCCAGAGGATGCCGACCATATAGCATTTATTCGCGGCCGAATTAGCTTTGACCTGCCCGCCTGGTACCGACCAGAGGAAGGCCAACCCAGTGAATCGTCCGCCGGATTCGGGGCCGCTATCGCGGTTTTCGATAAATCATGGAGAGGTCAAAAGTTTGATTATGTCAGTCGCGACCATCTTGAATCACGTGGCGCCGCGTTTATGGCACAGATCAATAGAGCAGCTCAGCTATTAAAAGTGGAGAAAGTAGCATGAATCTTCACTGTGTGCCTATTTCAACGTACTGCCAGAACACTGGTGAATCCATCGAAGCCATTAACAAACGGATACAAAGGAAGATCTGGAGGGAGGGCGTTCACGTATTAAAAGTGGACGGCGTCCGTGAGCGCTGGATTGATCTTGATGAGGTGAACAGATGGGCAAGAAACAGCAGGGACCCGCTTTACCGCGCGGAATAACTGTGCGGCAACACAAAACAGGGGACACACTACAGTTGACATTCACTTATAAAGGGGTTTTATGCCGTGAGCCCCTGTCAGGAATGGAAGTTAACCCGCGCAATATCAAATACGCAGAGAGGTACCTGGGGGAAATACAAAACCGGATCGCTACGGGGGAATTTCATTACCTGAGTTATTTCCCCCGGTCCAAAAAAGCGGCTCTTTTCGGTCATGAACAGAAGAAAAAAACGGTGAAGGATTATCTGGAAGAGTATCTGGTGATCTGCGAAAACCGGAACCTCTCACCCTCGACCATGGACGGTTACCGCAAATGCCTCCGGGCACTCAGTGAGCTACACAAAATCTGTGTTACCGACCTGACGCCTTCAGCACTGAAACACTGGGTGGCCAGCAGAAAAACCAAACTGAAGACCATCCGTAACCGGCTGTCATTCCTGCGCAGCGCCATTGACGAAGCCGTTACAGATGGCCTTATACCGGATAACCCTGTCGCCCATATCAGCGCGTCGCGTTATTTCTCTGTCGAGTCCGGCAATACAGAAGAGTACGAGGTGGACCCATTCACGCCCGACGAGATACGGATCATTTACCTGAACTGCAAATACCTACAGTGGAAAACCACATTTCAGTTTGCATTCAATACCGGCGTCCGGCCATCAGAACTTTGTGCGTTGAAATGGGCAGACATCGACTTTCAGAGACGAACCGCCTTTGTTCAGAACGCCATTGTTGAAGGCATATTCAAAGGTACTAAAACCAAATCCGGTACCCGCAAAATTGAGCTCAATGACGAGGCGCTCCAGGCACTGAACGAACAAAAGCAATTCACGCTGATGAAGAGTGAATTTGTCTTTGAGGATCCGAGCAATGGCCAGCCCTGGTCAGGTTCGGGCGACATTCGACAGAAAGCGTGGCGCCACATCATGAGGGCATCAAAAATCCGGTACCGCAATCCGTACCAGACCCGGCACACGTTCGCCACGATGCATATCAGCGCGGGCGTTAACCTCTTCTGGTTGTGTAAGCAGATGGGACATAAGGGACCGGATATGCTGTTTCGTAATTACGGCTCGTACCTGGCGGACTATGACGGGAACCTTTCACGGCCCGGACTGAAGTCAGGGAGCGAATAAACGGTTATGGAAAAGAAAGTGCACGTAAAATGCACGTGGGAAAATGGGATATGAAAAATGCTATTTATTACAATATATTGCGGCGGTTGTTTCGCGGGTTCGAATCCCCCTCTCACCGCCACATTCAAAGAAGAGTCCAGACTAACCTCTGGACTTTTTTTTGCATATTCTGCGCTGAGGGGGATGAGAAGCCCCGACCGGGGTTCGACAAAACGGCCCGCCGTTTTGCATGGCCGTCAGGCCACCCGCAGGGCGAGCGCAGCGAGTGAATCCCCCTCTCACCGCCACATTCAAAGAAGAGCCTGAACTCACGTTCAGGCTTTTTTTTACATATTCTCCGCTGAGGGGGATGAGAAGCCCCGACCGGGGTTCGACAAAACGGCCCGCCGTTTTGCATGGCCGCAGGCCACCCGCAGGGCGAGCGCAGCGAGTGAATCCTCCTCTCACCGCCATCTTCAAAGAAGAGCCTGAACTCACGTTCAGGCTTTTTTTTACATATTCTCCGCCGAGGGGGATGAGAAGCCCCGACCAAGGTTCGACAAAACGGCCCGCCGTTTTGCATGGCCGTCAGGCCACCCGCAGGGCGAGCGCAGCGAGTGAATCCCCCTCTCACCGCCATCTTCAAAGAAGAGCCTGAACTCACGTTCAGGCTTTTTTTTACATATTCTCCGCCGAGGGGGATGAGAAGCCCCGACCGGGGTTCGACAAAACGGCCCGCCGTTTTGCATGGCCGTCAGGCCACCCGCAGGGCGAGCGCAGCGAGTGAATCCCCCTTTCACCGCCACATTGAAAGAAGAGTCCAGACTAACCTCTGGACTTTTTTTTTGCATATTCTGCGCTGAGGGGGATGAGAAGCTCCGACCGGGGTTCGGCGTCTAGATACCTTGATGCTTAGAGGTAAAGAGTTCAGGGCCGTTATCGCGAAGGAGTTGTAGCATCCGCATCACCGGTGGGCTCGGTGTGATTTCACCTCGCTCCCATTTCGATACGCTATCGACCGTCATGCCAAATGAGAGCGCCACAAGCGATTGCGACATTCCCCAACGCATGCGCACGTCTTTGATTTCAGTTGCTGTCATGGGCTTTACTGATGCAATACGGGCACGGAGTTCACGATTTTTTGCGCGCTTTGCTATGGACTCCACTTCTTCATCTGTTGCCAGTCCTAACGCGTGAAACGCTTTCGCATCTTCAAGTAGTTCACTCAATTCGGCGGGTTCAGTTTTCAT